TTGAAGGTCATCGTCTGCGGCGGACGCAATTACGACAACAAGGCTCGGGTTTTCGATGCGCTCGACAGCTTCCATCGTGTGCACGGCATCAGCCTCCTCACGCACGGCGACGCCCTGGGAGCAGATCGGCTGGCTGACGAGTGGGCTCGAGTGCGCGGCATCGACCGAGTGGCCTTTCCGGCGAACTGGACGGGGCGTGGGAGGCCGGCGGGACACTATCGCAACCGCCTCATGCTGCTGACCATGAAGCCGGCCTGGGTGATTGCCTTTCCGGGCGGCGCCGGCACTGCCGGGATGATCGACATCGCTGTGAAAGCCGGCGCTCAGGTCATCCGCTTCAATGATGACCCGAGCTGGTGGGACCTTGTTACGTCAGTGTCAGAACACGCATGACACTCGGGCGACGCCTCTTTAGGTTGAAGACAAACGCGGGGTAACACTATGAAGAATGCAATCTTTGGGTACTCGACGCCAAATGTCGGGGATGACGTGCAGGCGTTGGCTGCTGCGCTTCTGCTTCCTTCGGTCGACGCCTACGTCAATCGAGACGCTCTTGATCAGGTGCGGCTCAGCGAGCGCCACCGGGTCGTTATGAATTCCTGGTTCGCCGTGAAGCGCTATCGCGCGGTGCCCAGCTCGAGCCTGAGCCCGATCTACCACGGTTTCTGTGTCGGCCGCCCTGAGCTGCTGAATGACACCTGGGAGGCGGAATGGCGGTCGCGGGGCTCAATCGGGTGTCGGGACCGGTACTCGGTCGACACGCTACGTCAGCGTGGCATCGCTGCTCACTTCACTGGGTGCCTGACGACGTTCATGGGCGGCTTTTTTGAGCAGCCGGCGAAGCGTGAAGGTGTCGTCTTTGTGGACGTTCCCGAGGGCGTTCAACATCATATCCCCAGAGAGCTTCAGGATCGGGCTGAATTCGTCACGGCCGAGATCGACAAGGGCTTGTCCCAGGTCGAGCGCTGGTATGCCGCCGCCAAGCTCCTCGACCGCCTGCGCACTGCCGAAATGGTCGTCACCCGCCGGCTGCACGCTGCCCTGCCCTGCGTCGGCTTCAAAACGCCGGTGACGGTCTACCTCGAGAACGACATCAAAAACCGCCGCCGCTTCGGTGGATCGGATGAAATCCTGCCGATGATCTTTCATGACGGCGAGGAGCCAATCGACAACCGCCCCGGATGGCGCACGCCTGAGGTTTGCTCAGCCTCTCCCGAGATGGAGGAGCATTTCCAGGCTCTGACCTTCGGGCTCGGGACGAACTTCGGTCGACGCTGGACCAGTGTGACCCAATTTGTGCTCTCCTTGCCGAATGCCGACGTTCACAGATCGTCGCTGTGGAGCCGCCTGCTCACCGCCTGATTGTGTCTGTTTTTAATTGACACTTTTTGCTGTCACCTATAAACAGACAGCATGAAAAAGACGTCGTCGGCCGACCTTTTCGGAGGAGCTGCTCCCCAGTCTACACCCGCTGGGGAGCAGCAGGATTTGCGCACCGGCGTCTGGCCTATGTTCGCGATCCGCAACATGCACGGTCACCTCGCGAACGTCAGTCCCTACAAGAGCTTCGTCCTAGACAATCTCAGCATCCGAGAAGATGCGTCTGCGTGCGATGTCGTAGAGGTCGACGTTGTCGTGAAGCGCGTTGTGCCCAAGGCTGTCGCGCCGAAAAAGAGAGGCAAAAAGTGAGTTTTGATCAGCAGCTCGCGGAGATCATCCGATGGTGTCAGACGAGAGCGGTTATATTGGTGGTGCCCCGGAAGGGCTCCCCATATCTGATCAGGAAGCACGCCTCGAGCGCGCTCGCGACGCCCTCCTCGAAGCAGCTAGAAGTCGCACCGCAACCGACGTCTGGCTGACACGTGAAGGCGAAGAGATTCACATCCGTGAGATGCACACCTACCACCTTCAAAACGCGTCTGTGATCCTGAAAACCTGGATCAAGAGGGAGCGTCGAGAGGGAAAGAGGCGAGAGCTGCGGGCATGGCTGAAAGCCTTCGCTCGCGAGATCAGGAGGAGAGAGAAGGAATGGCAGAAGAAGCGCGCAGCAAAGTCCGCTGGAGTGATCGCGTAGACGGCGAGGGATACTTCTACGCGATGCACGATGTTGGCCAGCTCAACATCCGCTGGGAGGAAGGCACTTATCGCGGCTACGTGAACGGCTCTCGATTGAAGGATAGCTGGGCTCGCCTCGAAAGCGCAAAGGCTGCTGTCGAAGACGCGGCTAACCGCCTTCCTCAGTTTTGAAGAACTTGGGCCGTTCGATCTTCACTCTGTGGCGAGCTTCGTCGCGCCGCTGCACAAGGTCATGGGGAAGCAGACCCTCGTCGTAGAGCTTCTTTTCCATGGCCTTGATGACTTCGTGATCCGTGTTTTGCAGCTCGTAGATGGCATCGATCATCGGCTGCATTTTGACGGCGCGCTCTTCGGCTTCGCGCGCAACCTGCTCGGCTACGGCTTCGGCCTTTGCGCGCTTCTCCGCTTCGATCTTTTTGCGCTCTTCTTCTTTGGCCCGCTTCGCCTCGGCGATCTTCCACGGGCCGAGGTGCTTCTCGATGACAGAAAAATCCGTGAACGCTTCGCTGCTGCCGTCGTCCTTGTAGATGATGCCAGTATCGGGAGGCGTCCAGCGGAGCGCGATAATTTCGGGTTTCTCCTTCACCGCGCAGCCGTGCGGAATGCCGTCGACAGAGACGCGTTGATCGCCAACAGAAACGAAAATCGTTTTATCCTGCATCGGGCTCTTTCCATTTGAAGATGACGGCGCGCACGGCGCAGTCTTTCGCCTCGAGGAGTCTGCGAAGGCCTGCGGATCGCTCCGGATTTGCCGGCAGCGTCACGACCATTGCATGAGCGAGATCATGGAACTGCTTGCTAACAGCCTGCAAGTGAGGCGGCAGGTGCTCGTAGGCGAAGAATTGCAGCAGATAGTCGTAAGCTTGATCGACCTTACTCATCGAGGTCCACCCAATCGTCGGCGAGCATGTCGGACTGCGAGGCAAGCCAGCCGATTTGCAGGTCCTCCTGAGCAGTCTTCATGATCATGTAGGGCCGGATAATGACCTCCTCACCGCGAGCGAGCTGCTGCTCGGCCCAATCGCGGGTCGCTTTGCCCCAGACGCGCGATGCGTCGGTGATCGTCGAGCCGGGACTATAGCACACCCACATGCGCTTGCCGTTCCAGCCGGTGCGGGCGATGCGATGGCCCTGCTTGGCCAGCTCGAGCGCTTCTCCAAATTTCATTGTCATCCCTTCTCGAAAATTTCGATGAGTTGGTCGATGTGTTCCTGAGCGCGCCGGGCGTCCTCAGGGGTGATCTTCGGAGCCGCATGCATGGCGCCTGGGGAGGCTTCAGCCGGCACTTCCGGAACAGACTTCTCCTGCGGAGCGATGACCTTGCTGCACTCGTCCTTGCCTTCGCAGAGCGTCTTCGGCTTGGGGTGACGCTTTGGCGGCTTCGCTTCCGCAGCCTCCTTCGCCATGCCGAAGCGCTTCAGCGGGTCGTCGATGACATAGCCGCCGTGACCACAGCCAGCGAGCAGGAGCGCCACCAGGGCGATTGAGAGGTGCTTCATGAGGTCGGCTTCTCCTCTTTCTTCGCCCACACGGGCTCGCAGGCCTTCTCGCTGACCTTCTTCTCAGCTTCAGAGCCGTGATCGCGAACGGCCTGACAGAAACACACGTGCTCGCGCTCCTGATTGCGCGCGTCGCGGCTCTTCGCCGTGGTGAAGGCGTGTGCGAGATTCTTTGCCGGCGTCGCGCCGGGAACTTTCGCAACGGTGGGGAACTTGTTGCGGCCAGAGGGATCACACTCAGGCGGGATAGGCGCCTTCAGCTCGCTTTGCGGAACCTCGATTGCAACGGCCACGGTTTTGCCGGCCTCCGCTGTTGCGCAGCCGCCGAGCGCGCCTGTAACGAGAGCGAGCACGGAGAAGCAGAGCACGCCGGTGAGAAGTCCGCCAAACATGGCAGGCACGGGGATATGCAGGCGATCCATGATTGGCCTCACTTAGCTTGAAGGAATGACGGGAGATCGGTGCTCTTGACCGGAGCGGCCGGGGCAACGGCTGCTTTCTTCGGTGTCGGTGTCGGCGCGGGAGGCGGCGCCGCCGGTGCGAGCTTGATCGGGCGATTGAGGGTGTCGATAGTCGCGTCCGGAATGACGCATTGGAGGTCGGCGGCCTGGGCATTCAGCTCGAGGTGCTGTCCCTTCGCGACGCTCTTGAGATCGAGGATGCGCTGCTCTGCGGCCTTCTGAGCTTCGCGCGCTTCGAAGAGGTCGGCGTTGAATTTCCTCTCTCGCTCTTGTCGTTTCACGTCCGCGTCGCGCAGCACTTTCGTCGTCGCTTCGTTGACGGCTGTCTCACATTGCGCCTTCCCCGCGTTGAAGTTGGTCGTCTCGAGGGCGCTGATCTGCTCAGCGTGCCACCACACGAAAAGGATGAGCGCGAAGATCACCGAAAAGACCGCCGCTGCGATCAGATATTGCTTCAGAGTGGACATCGCATCTCCCTGCGTCACGAGCCAATGTGTGCGATGTTGGCCGCGACGCGCGCCCTCGCCCCAGTCCAAAAGACGTTCGGATCGGCGCGATGCTTCTCGTAAGCGCGCCGGAGTTTCGTGTCGTAGTTGTTGAGGTGGTAGCTCGGCCCGTTGTAGCCGCGAGCGAAGCCTGCCCAGTCGCGGCGCTCAAGCTCGTCGGCGAGTCCGCGTTTCTGAATGAAAGTGATCATTGCGGCGAGCTGGTCAGCTTCGCCCTTGCACATTGCGTTGAGCATCGCGGTCGCGGTCGCGTAGCCGCACATTTTGTGATTTTGGCCGAGAACCTGCCCGATGCCGTAGGAGGCGCTCTTGAGAGCTAGCTCCTGATTGATCTTGATCGCCTCGGCGATCTGGTCCCAGCGTGCATCCGCTGACTTGCCGTAGAGAGCCTTGTTCCATTCCGGAGAGCAGATGCCGCGCCTCCGCGCCTCTTGAATGACGGGGCTATTGTCGGGGATGCCGGCGGCATTCAACTCGCGCTCGAAAATGTGCGGCTCGAAAAGGACTGTCGGCCGACCCTTGTCATCGAAGCCGCTGCCGCCCGCCTCAACATCGATCACGGCTTTGATCGTCGCCTCGTCGCAATTTACGATGCGCGCAACGGCAACGATGTCTGCTGGCGTCAGGCGTGGCTTGATCATCTCAACGTCCATGGGCTCTGTCAGTTTCCACTGGACGTATTCGGTGACAATTACAAGCTGTCGAGACCCTAGAAATCCCCGGTCTTGTAGTCTTCGGTCAGCCCTTGTGTCGCAGGGATCGCGGAAAACGGCCCGGCCTGTTGAATCACGCGACCACGCGCGCCGAGCGCGGGCTCGCGCATGTTCGTTCCCAGCTCGTCGAGATGCTGGAGAAGCGCCGCCGGGCGGCTTGTGGGCGTCCCAGCGACTTCCATCGCGCTATTGCGAATGCCGCGCGTCGCCGCGTCGCCGACGTAATCGGCCGCGCTCGACAGAAGTCCTGGGATATTCATCAGGTTGAGCACCGCGCGCACATTCTGCAGCGAGCGCTCAATTGCGCTGTGATCGTTGATGCGGCCGGTCGGCGATCCGGTTCTCATGTTGTAGGTGCGAGTCGCCGTCGCGATCTGTTGCACCTCACGCATAAACCAGTCGGCCTGTTCCTCGCCCATGTACTCGCGCATGAATTTGCGCATGCGCTCGTTGCGGAATACTGCCGCGACGTCGTGAAAGTCGCCCTTCACCTCGAGCTTCGATTTCAGGTTCGCCAGGATGCCGGAAACGAACATGTGGCGCTGCTCGGGGTTCATCCGCTCAGCGTCCTGCATCGTTTTTGCGAGTGCCTGCAGCGACTTCCCGCCGGTCGCCTGAGATTTCAAGTCCATGCCGCGTTGGAATGCGGTTCGGAGCTTTCCTGCATCGAGGCGCTGCTGGTTGATTTCGCGGAACTGATGAAAGACGTTGCCGGCCGTGCCCTCAGCAGCATTCGGATCGGCGAGGCCGAAGACCTCGTCGTCGAGATAGCGCTTCAGCTTGCTGAGGCCCGCATGCGTCGGGTCTCGCGACCCCTTCAGCTTCTCAATCTCGCGACCGAGGTTCGAACGGTTGCCGATGAAGTTGGCCATGTTCGGCGTGCCGCGCTGCACGGTCTGCGTAACCGGATCGGAGCGCGTCGTCATCGGAAGGCGCGTGCCGTCCGCAAGCTCCTGCGTCACCTGAACAGGAGCGCCCTGCACACGCTCGATGACATTGCCGTCTGCATCTTTGATCGACCTCGACGGATATGCCAGCTTTGGCAGATCAATCGAACCCATGACAACTTCCTCCTCAGGATGGAGGAATTTCGAGAGGTTGTTACTGATCGCCCGAGCGAAGTCGTCCGTCTCACCTGAGTGCTCTGCGGCGAGGCGATCACGAACGCGCTCGATTGCAGCTCGCAGATGCTGACCGACCTCAGGGTTCGTCTTTGCGGAATCCTTCAGCGGACCATAAAGCGAATTGGCGATGCGCTCGTTGTTTTCGATCTGACGCGTGAGGTTCTGCACCATCGCGACAGCGTCTTCGCCGGAGCCGCCGAGATAATAGTCGAGTAGCTCGCGCGCTCGCGCGCCCAGCTCGCCCTGACGCGACGTTGCGTGACCGTACAGCTCCGATGCGCCGGTGCCGAGGTCCTGACTGCTGACGCCCTTCTGCACGAGATCGTGGAGCGCTCGCCCAGACGCCCCGTCCGTCTCCATCTTGAGCAGCTCATGAAGCTGCATATCGATGGGCGAACGATTGCGATGCTCGCCGATGGTGTCGCGGAAGTAGGAGCGCACGCGGCTCGCGGCGTTGCCCGGCGCATAGGGTTGACCCGTGCGCGGGTTGACGCGCGTCGCGTCCCAGCTCTGTAGTACGGCTCGAGCGGCATTGTCGGCATCCGCCTGCGAAGCGCCGCTTTCGAGCGCTTGCCCGTAGGCTCGGAAAGCATCTTCAGCGACGTCGCGCGGAACGGTGTTGCCGGTCGGAAAAACCATCTCGCGAATGGCTGTGAGATCGTCGGTGCCCAGTCCGTCATGCTTTGAAGCGTCAGCCAGGATTCGTGATCCGCTGCGCGTGCCGGCGCGCTCGACAATGTCGGAGATGTTGGCTGCGCCGCCAAACAGGCGATTGAGGCCCTTCGTCAGCACACCACCAGCGCCGTAATCCATGGCGATCTTTGCGGGGTCCCAGCCTTCGCTGATGCTGCCGCCAACGCTATCGAGCGCGTTCGGAACGATGCCCTTCGTCTCGTCATACTCGTGCTCATAGTCACCAGCGCGAGACGTGATGCCATATTGTGCCGCAGCGAGACCGCCGCGCCGCGCGTTCGTGCCGGCGACGACATTCGCAGCCCGATTGAGACCAGGGATGCGCGTCGCCATGTTGACGGTCGCATCGACACCGGGGATCGCTTTCGCGGCGTTGTTTGCACCGAAAGCGCCACGGAGTGCGTTCCAGCCCTTTGCCCCGAAGCCAGCAGCACGAGCGGCCGCAGCAGGCTGCCCGCCGGGCGTGAACATCAGGCCGACAGTCGACCCAATGGCGCCCAGAGCCTTGCCGCCCATGTCGAGCCACGGATGCTCGCGCTCGAAAGCGTCAAGGCGCTCGCGATAGGCCTCTTTATCGAGACCTACTGCGCCGGCGATCTCGTCGGAGAAGTTTGCAGTCGCGCCCTGGCCGGCTGAATGCATGAAGCCGCCCAGAAGCGATCCATCATATTTCGGCGTCGGCTTCGATCCGCCGAGGAGCTGAATGAAATCGTCGGCGGTCATCGGCCCGCCGCCCTGGCCGCCGGTGCTCTTCAGATTATCGAACTGCTTGATGAAGTCGTCGGCCGTGGCCATTATTTACCCCCGAAGCCCCAGCCCTTCTTCAGGCCCTCATACGCTTTCGCCGCCTCATCCGAGATCGGGTTGAAAATGTAGTCGCGCAGAACAGCATGCGGCGCATACGGCTGCTCTTTGCCGCCGGTCAAAGAGTTGTCGCCCGTGGCCGCCGGAGCTGCGGGTGCAGCCGGTTCAGCAGGGGCGGCTTCCGGAGCCTTGCCCTCAAGGCCGGAGAAGCGCTGCTGAAAGGCTGCCTCGACCTTGGCGTACTCCTCCGGAGGCAACTGCGCGCGAGCTTGGTCGAGCACGTTTCGTGCGTTCGTGAAGTCGGTGTTTTCCTTGTCGAAGCTCGCGGACTCCTGCTCGAGCGCAGCCGGATCGACGACGCGAGGATCAGATTGGCGAGCTGCGGCGAGCTTCTGCGCAAGATCAACCTGCTCGGGCGATGCGTCGCTCGGTAGTGGCCGACCCATCTGCCAGCCAATGACCTCGCGAAGCATCTTCACGCGGTTCTGATAGTCGCCCTTATCCTTCGCGGCTCGCAGGTTGCCGATGTGATCGCGGACGATTGCGCGCTCGCCCTCGGTGATCTGACCCTGCCCCTGCATGAGGAGGCGCGTCATCTTCAGCTCGAGGCCGCGCGTTAGCATGTCGATGCGGGCGCCGACCGCATAGCTCTTCGCGCCGAGAGCGCCCTTTGCATTGGTCACGACGCCATACTGATCGAGAGGGCCGATTGCGCCGCCGAGATTCGGGTCGTTCGAAATTTCCTCCAGCTCGTCGACCATCTTGCCGACTGCGCCGGCTGCGCTGTCCATCTTCTCTTTTTCAGCGCCCGCCTTCGCGCGCTGCGTACCCAGCTCGCTCGCCTCAGCCATCTTCGCTTTGTGCGCAGGATCATTATCCAGAACGAATTTGTGCTGATCGAGGATGAACTTCGATTGATCGAGATCGTGCTTCGAGACGTCGAGGCCGAATTTGTTCGCCTCCTCGAGACGCTTCGCGAGGTCGGGGTCGAGCTGGCTGATTGCCGTGACCTGTTCCGTTGTGAAGCGCGGCCGGTAGGCGCCGCCGCGCTCAGGTCCCGCAGGGCCACCCTGAGCCGCAGGAGCGGGCTGAGCCGCAGGAGCGGGCTGAGCCGCAGGAGCGGGCTGAGCCGCAGGAGCGGGCTGAGCCGCAGGAGCGGGCTGAGCCGCAGGAGCGGGCTGAGCCGCAGGAGCGGGCTGAGCCGTTGCAGCCGGGCTTGCGGGCTGATTATCCCCACCGCGCGCCGGAGCCGGTCCGGAAGGCGTCCCCTGCATGCCGGGAGACGGGCCAGTACCTGGCTGAATGGCGGGTGCCGCAGCGCCGGGTCCGCTGATCTGCGTCGGGTCGGGCGTGCCGGGGCGAGCGCGCGATGCAGCACCCGGATTGAGAATGGCATCGATGCTGCGCTTCTTGTTTGCAGCCGCGACCGCGCCGAGGTCCTGGCTCATGCTGTTGATGTCGAACTTCGACATCTCAGCGTTGAGCGCCTGCATCTTGGCAATGGGATCATAATCGGCAACGGTCCTCATCGCGCCGGCATGATCGGCGCCGCCCACTCGAGAGAGGCCAGCAACGCCGCCGTTGATGAGCGCACCGAGGCCCGCTTGCGCAAGCGTCGGCTTCTGTCCGCCTTCGATCTTGTCCCGCCACGTATTGCGGAACTGCTCGTTGGCGACAGCCATCTTGTACTCGTTGCTGTCAGGGGTGAAGCCGTTGGCTTCCAGCAGTGTCGTCAGTGGGCTGGCCATGTGTCACCCGTACATCTGAGAGAAATCGAAAGTCTGGGAGCGGCGACGCTGTTCGTCGTCCATCACTCGTTGGATCAGCGCATAGTTGGTCGGGTCCTGCTTCGGCTGCTGTTGTTCGCCGCCCTTAGCGAGGCTCGCGAACATGCCGCTGAGAGGGTTGCTTCCGGCCTCAGGCTGCGCCGCCGGTGGCGTTGTGGGCGGCGCGCTCGAGAACGGGGCCGCCGGTGCCTGAGGCGCCTGGGCGACGCTCTGAGGGGCTTGTGGCGGGATAGGTGCCGAACGGACGGGCGCGGGGCCAGAGGGCGAGCCTGGAAGGCCCTGCTGAGGCGCGGAGGCTACCTGCACGGGCTGAGCGCCCGGCGTGCCCTTGTAGGCGCTGAAGGCGCCCTCAGGAGCCAGAAACGCATGACTTTCATTTCGGTGCGTGACGCCGCGATAAGCGCCCGTGCTCGGGTCGAAGCCGGTCCAGTTGGCACCGCGCGGACCCCAGTTTTTGTATTTCGCCGGATTGCTGCGCTCGAGCGCGAGCATCGTCCGCTCCGGCGCGAGGAAGTGAGTAGCGCCACCGGTCGGGTCTTCGATCTCACCTCGAGCGTACCGCTCGACCCATGCGACATGGTCGTTGAAGCTCGGGCTGTTCAGGATGGAATTGAGCCGGCGCTCCTGGGCGGGCTCAAAGGTCGGCTGGTAGATGCGGCCGGAAACGTGCTCGCCGTAGTCCTGGCCGGCCTTCTGCGCGCGATTGATCATCGCGGCGGCTTCGTTCTGCCCCGTGCCTTTGCCGTCCTTCTCCATCAGCGACATCACCGCCACACGCTGAAACGGCGTGAGCGCTTGCCACTGCGGATTGGATCGGGTCCAGCTCCTCGACATCAAGCCGCCTCCAGACGGTCGACCTTATTTGCGAGCGCCTGCAGAGCGTGCGTGAGGCGGCCCATGTGCTGCATGATGTCGACGCTCTTGAAGCCGCCGATGTCAGGCCCCGAAGCCTCACCCGTGGCGCTCTCGAGGTCCTGAGCCATGAAGCCGACGCGCTCGTTGCTAGGAGCCATCTCCTCGCCGAACTGATCGCGCGCCTCGTCGGTGTACTTGTATTTCACCGGCTTGAGCTTGCGGATCGCCTCGAGCGACTCGTCGGTGTCGGCGTCCTTCACGTCCTTCTTCGCGCGCTCGTCGGAAAGCATTGGGATGAGCGCCTGACCAATCGTGCCGAGCGCGGCCGATCCGACGCTGCCCCAGATCGAGCCGCCGTTGTTCTGCGATGCGGTCGACGTCGTCGACCCTGCCGGCAGGAAGCCGGACATCATCTGGGCCATCTTTGCGGCCCAGAGATAATTATCCATCAGCGAGTCATAGCCCGTGTCTTTTACGAGCTGATCCTGGTTCTGCTGCTGAGCGCCGACCTGGGCGAGCGCGTCGATGGACTTGCCGTCAAGGTCCTGACCCTGCTTCGCGAGATCGCCGAGCTGCGCACCGCCCTGCTGCAGGCGTGACATGAAGTCGTCTTCGATGCCCTTGTTCCAGGCGAGCGCGGTCTGACCCTGGTTAAAGGCCGTGTTGTATTGGTTGACCGCCGCGCCATACCCCTTGTCATAGGTGTCGGCAACGAAGCGAGCAGAGGCGTCAGCAACGCCGCGATTGGTCTGCGCCTCGACAACACCATGACGACCGCCACCGAACGCCTGCGCGGCAGCAGCGGCGTCGCCATTGCCTTTGATCATCTGTTGGCGCTGACGCTCAAGATCAGCAAGCCCCTGCGTCGTCACCATGGACGTGTAGGGGCTCATGAATGAGTTAAGTGTATCGGCGTTGAAGTCGGCGAATTTGGCGTTGCCGTTTGCGTCGGTCGACCATCCGGTGCCGAGTGTCTGCTTCTGTCCAGTCGGACCAGTCATCGACTGCTTTGTGGCGTCGATAGCTGCGTCCATCGTCGGGCGATGGGAGAACGCGCTGTCACGCGTTTCCTGAAATGCCCGGAGCTGATCGCTATTGAAGCCGGCAACTTTCTCGTTGCCGGCCGCCTGGATTTGAGCTTGCGAGAAGGTGGGCTTATCTTGGAAGGTGCCGCCCTGGTAGACGGTCCCGTCCTTACCCTTGCTGACGAGCTTGCCGCCCGGCATGTACTTCTGCATGAGCGAATTCGTCAGCGCCTGCTGCTGAGGCGACTGCTTCTGCTCAACAGTCTGCGTAGACGACCCGCCGCTCTTGCTCACGGAGCACTCCTGCTATGTTACGCGGCTTCCTTTGCGGATGCCGCTTTGCCGGGAACAAACAAGAAATTGCCGCCCGCATACTCAAGGCCGCAGCTCTCGATGAAGCGGTCGCGCTTCTCGACGTGGTCACCGAAGACCATCGAGAACAGGCACGGCAAGCCAGCGCTCTCGCATGCCAGTTTCGCAGCTCCGATCAGCGCGGCGGCAACGATCGCATCCGGCCCATCGTCGTTGATGCGAGCCTTTTCGCTGCGGTGGCTCGGCTCGACATACGTGCAGATTGCCTCGACAAACTTCGACCCCGGCGCCCAGGCCCAATCCTGAATACGGAGATACGTGAAGCCGATCACGCCATCCTCAGGATGCTCAGCAACGATCACCATTCCCTGCTTGATAGCCATCGTCGTCATGCAAATCGTGTGTGCGAGATCGAAAGGCACCGCACCCCAGGCCCCGCTCGTCACCGCCTCCTGACCGAGCGCGACAACCGGGCCGATGTCGTTAAAATTTGCCAAGCGAATTTTGTTCATCGATCTTCTCTCTCTTGCTCTTGCGTTACCCGTTAAAGATCGGGCCGCTGCGCCGCATCTGCTGCGGCATCTGTCCAGGCATCCCGCCGGGTGCGCCGCCGGGGTTACTCGATACGCTCGTGAAAGGGGACTGCGGTTGCAAAGCTGCAATCGCTGCGGGGTTTGGTTGCATCGGTTGCGGGGCCGGCGCACCGCCGGGAGCCGGAGGAGGAGCGCCTGCTGCCATTCCAGGGCCGGTCATCATGTTTTTGAAATCTTCACCACCCTGCGTCGCGAGGTGGTTCTGAAGGTTCGCACCCATGGCACCGAAGCCGCTTCCGGCACCGCCCTGAGTGAATGATTTCGCGACGTCGAAAGGCTCGATTGCGGAGCCTGATGGCAGGCCGCCGGATTCGCCGCCCTTGTTCCACGGAAGGCTAGGAGCGCCGACCTTTTGCGATTGCTGAACAAGCTCCATGAGCTTTGAGGGATCGAACATTCTACGCGCTCCTTTATCGATCTTGGTCAGGTAGTCGTATTCGTTCCGAATGTCTTCAGGCTTCGGGCCACTCGATCATCGGCAGATCGGCAATGAGCTGCTCAACGCTGGGCTGCTCACGATCACCGCGCAAAACTTTGTCGAACTCTTCATAAACAAAGAGCCAGACTGCATCTCGCCACCGGATAAAGGCTTGCGCTTCCAGTGCCCACGCACTCACGAAGCTGCTCGCGTAGCTCGCTAGGGCAAAGCCATCTCGGTAATTTTTTTCGCGAGCAACTTTGTCAACGTGCGCCTGCACAGCATCGGAATAATCTTGCTGTGTTAGCGGAGGAGCTACTTGCTCCGGTTTTCGATACGAAGCCCCATCCCAAACGTCTCCTCGCTCGCCACCTACGGGACCGAAAGAAAGTCCCTCTGGCGGATTCCATTGGGAGTCATCAGTGACCTCGATGACATTCACGACCAACCCAGTCGCATCGATGATCGGCTTGCGCGTGTTCACTAATAGAACTCCTCAACGATCATGAAGCTAAGACCGCCTGCGGCGCCGTCCCGTGAGACGCCATTACTAAGGACGCCACCGCCGCCAGCGCCGTACCCGACCGGAGAAACACCGCCGAGACCTATGCCAGTTGGGACGCCGCCACTTCCCCAAGGATTGCTGCCGCCCTGGCTTCCGCTCGCAAGCGTGCCTGATAGGCGGAATCCTCGAGAGCCAGTTGCGCCTCTGATCTGATAATCTGCACCCGTCGCCGGGTCGGCATGTCCCGCTAAATTTGAAGCCGCCACTGAAGTGCCCGGAGCTTGTGCTTGCCCTGCCTTTCCGCCTGGGAGAATCAAGTGTGATCCGAACGAGGTGTCACCCCCATCGGTGCCATTGTTTTGCCCGACGCCGCCGAGTCCGCGTGCGCCGATGGTCACATCAACAGAGGCAATCGCCGAAACATCGATTAATTTCGTCGCCCAGGTTCCAGAGCCACCAGCGCCTCCCGCAGAGATTTGACCTGACGGCGCGTTACCTCCCGCCCCTCCCCCGCCGGGGCCGACGCCCGTGACTCGGATGAAGCGGCAGCCGCTCGGCTTGGTCCACGTAGCGGACGAGCTGAAAACTTGCATCGTCGGCAACGGCGCTCCACCCAGAAGCTCCCTTACCTCATCGATTGTTAGGTCCTGAGGCTCGCCGTCGCCGCTTCCTGAGTTTCTGCCCTTGATTGTGGCCTCGATCATTGTGGCGAGCTTGGCGTTAGTCACCGCTCCGTCCGCGATCTTTGTTTCGGAGATCGCTTCGTCCGAAATTTTCTCCGCTGTTACAGCCCCGTCGTTGATGGAAATAGTTTCGCCACCGTCTGAGACGGTGACATCGCCATAGTCGCCATCGACAAGGTCACCCCCGCCCCCGCTTCCGCTTCGGTCGATACTGGCGATGTCGCGCTCGACGTCCTTGAAGGCCGCCAGGATCGCGCTGCGCGTTCGCTGCTCGTTGTCCGCGCTATATGTTGGCGGCGCCTGAGGCAGGTTATGGAGGCCACCCGCCTTCATCACGCAAATCCATCAGGCTTCACGTGCGCAACGATGTTGCCCATCGTGAATGGACCGCTGCCGGCGAACTCGAATGCCATCGTCATGCCGCGAGCGCGCGGATTGATGTCAGTGTTGAGGGAGCTGAAGTTATACGGCCCCTTGACGCGAGGTGCATCGCGAGGTCGACGCCTCGTTTCGATTGTGAGGCTATGGTCTCCAGAGATGTCGCGGTAGTCGAGAACCACCTTTCGGATCGCTGTAAACTGCTCTTTCGCGTCCGGCGTCTCCTCATTGAAGAACGTGAGGTCGCCAGTCTTCAGGCGGTATGTGAGCGGCTGGCCGTCTGCCGTATTTCCTGTCTCATGCTGATAGATCGTGCCATCCAGCGATGTCGCGATGGGTTTCGAAACGAACACGCTTTCATCGGTCCAGCATGTGCGGGACAGCGCGCCGATGGTCCAGTTTTTGCCGTCGTAAGTGACATATCGATTTGGCTCTTCGGACGACTTGTCGGGATAGAGCCAAATGACCTCGTTATACTCGTCGTTCTTGCCGCAATAGACTTTCCACGCCTGATTGCGGTTGATGTTCTCGAAGATGTAGCTCAGGACGTCACACTCGACTTCCTGCACCGTGCCGTTGTAGCGGAAAAATTTGTTGGCACCCATCCAGATCGCGGTGCCGTTCAACTCCGTGCCGGCGTTCGATCCGATGATGCCGCAGTTACCGGCAACGCGCTCTTTCGAGAACACGAAGTCACCGCCGATGAAGCGCCACGTGTACGCCGAGATGTCAGTCAGCATGAGCTGGCCGCCGAAGATCGGCAGCGTTGCCCGCAAGAGGTTGCCGTCGTCGAGAAGGAGATCGCCTGCGGTGTTCTCCGCTGTGGGCACCCAGTCAGTCAGGCCTTCGCGATTGGGCCATTTGAGCTGCACCGGGTCGATGTCAGTGCCGTAGACGACAGCATGGCGCTCGCCAGTCACGAAGACGCCAAGGCAGATTGACGGTGCATCCGGAACGACTTCCGCGATGTTCGTGATGTCGGAATCGTAAACCCAATGATAGAGCAGACCTCCGGCGCGCACTGCTAGGAGGTCCTGACCCCACTTGGCGAGCGTCCAGGTCGGCGGGATAGAGACGCCATAGGCTGCGAGTGGGTTGATGCCTCCGAAGCCTTCTTCGCCCCAGGCGCCCTCGCCCCAGGCAAGATCACCGAGAGCGGCGTCGTCGCCGGGCGCGAAGCCAACGGGCGTGATGTCAAAAAGCTCGCCGTCGCGCAAAATCCAGAGCTTGTCGGTCGTCCCGAAAGCCATCAATCGAGCGCCGTCGTTCGTTCGCCATGCGAGCGTTCCGCGACACGGCCCATCGAGTTGTTCGGTGGTGAGCTTGACCCAGCCGCCCCACCGCTTCGGCATGTCCTTGTAGAAATGCACGAATTGGCTGTCCCAATAGCGATCCTTGACCGCATAAGGAGATGAGTTGCGGACGATGCCGGGCTTCAGTGTGATCGGTACGGGGCGAAAAGCCATGCCTCGTCTCCCGTTACAGCTTGATCAGTACGTAACCGAACATCGTCGGCGGCATCTTATTGAGAGGTGTGTCGCTACCGCCGAGAGCCGTGTTCGTTACGTGACCATGGCCGCCTGCGAGCGAGGTGCGCGCTACGTTTGCTTCACTGTTCGTTGCCTTCACCTCGTAGTTTTGCGAGTTGGCGCCCGACACTGCTGCGCGCGTTCCTTGCGTAGAAGAGGTTACCGGGTTGCCGCCGCTTTCTGACGCGGTCAAGCCAACGAGGCCATGGTGACGATGATCAGCCACATCCGTCGCAGAGCCGGTCATGTTAACGGCAGGCAAATTCGCCCGAAGGATCGGAACCGTCTCAGCGCCGACGCGACCCCCGAGCACATCGGCTTGGGCTGCAGTCACGAGATTGCGCGATGTGCCGCCCATATTGTCGAGGGCTGCGAAGTTGCAGCCGTTGGCAAACGGAAGCGGCAGACGCTTGTTGAGATTGAAGTCAGTGAGCGCGTTCTCGTCAGGCGTGCCCGTTGTCGTGCGAACGGACGCCGAGCCGTTGCTTGCTTGGATCGGCAGCAGAGTATTGTCCTGGTCCTTGTAGAGATGAAGAAAAAGCTCCCAGGTGTCAGCGTTGGCTCGCGATGTCGCGCCCGAGGCTGCGTTTCCGATGGTTTTGCCGTCCATCCACAGCCAGCCGGCATCGACAACGCTCGTCATCTTGAATTTGACGTCGCCGGTCTTCGCTGCGCCCTGCACGCCTGCTGTGATGTTCGCCTGAACACCGCTTGCGAGCTTTGCGGCCTCGATGGACCCATCGGGGATCATGCTCGCATGAATGCGACCCGTGCCCATGGCCACCTGCGGGCCGATGAAGTAGACGTTCTTTGCTGCCGTCGCGCGCAGCACGGCGCCGTGACCACGAAAGACGGCCACGGGATCACCGTCTGCCGCCTGCACGTACACGCCAAATGCACCGCTCGAAGTGGCGTTGATGACCGCGTACTCTTTCGAGCGGTTCGGCACGATGATCGTCAACTCGGATGCGAGCGCGCCGGTCACGTAGATCAGCGATGAGCGCGATTCATTGGCGATTGACGCGTCGTCGTCGAGAATCTCTGTGCCGCCGGTCGAGTTGATGATCGTTGTGCCGGCAATCGCCTCCTCGAGACGGTCCAAGATCGCACGCATCGGCGGACCCCAGAGGCCGCGATACTCACCGTCATCAGGCCGCTCCGTTTTTAGCAGCGATGAAATCGTGCTCATGCGACGCCCCTATTCATGAAGAGAAGTGGCCTTGCGGACTGGGGCATCTCAATGAAATGCGAAGCGTTCTCAGGGCCGCGATCAATGGAAAGGTCGGCAACGAAAATCGCGCGGCCATCTTTCGATGCGTTGTAGATGAGCAGCTTGCGATAGCTGAACGTCGAGCCGAACGGCCATTGCGCGCGATCAAATCGCACGGCGCCGCATCCCTCGACGAGTTGCGGATAGCCTTCGGTGACGAAGACGGCAGCGCCACCCGCGTCGTATCCAGTCCCGACGATTTCGCCGTCGACTGTGTATTCGGTGGTGTCAGCGTCGAGAGGCGCGTCACCCTCGTAGAGGGCCATGCGGATTTCGTCGGTGCGAAAATCGTGGATGCCGTGAAACATCTCGAGCGAGAAGCTCTTCGTGAAGACCATCATTATGCAGCCTCCAGCTTAGGCTTCGGCGCCGCGCGTACAGGCGTGTATTCCGGACGCGCCGACCCCTTCAGCTCGCTCACAGCGGACGCGAGCTGAATTTGATACAGCTCCTTGAACGTCACGACGCGCTCGGTGCCGAGAAGATAAAGCTCTGATCCGATGAGCGTTTGGAGCAGCAAGAGATCGGCCGCGTTTTGGGTGATCCAGCTTGTCGGAGCTTCGTTGTTGAGCGTCGGCAATCGCGTCAGCACTTCCAACTCGAGCGTCGTGTTTACGCTCGGAATCGGGGCGAGCTGATAGGTCGCCTCATTGCGCTCAGCGAAGCATCTCGGCACGCCCTGGCCGTCGCCGTAGGCGCGAAGATAATCGAGCGAGCGCTTTTCTACCGGCTTCCCGCTGGCGATGATGTAACCGCCGACAAGCCGCAGCCACGATGGGTCTCGCGGGAACGTCGCGACGCCAGCGTTGACCGTGATCGTCGGGAACGTTCGCCACATCGTGAGATCGAGATCGCGCTGCACGTTGTCGTGCGCGCGAGCGATGATGCGGTCGAGGTATTGCAGGAATTCCGGGTTGTCGGAGTCGACGATGTTGATGACCTCGGCGCGCAGGCTCGAGAAGGTTGTCTGGTAGCCCATCACTCATCTCCCGTAATGAAGGACGGCGGCAGGGAGAGCGACAGGCACGGCATCGGCACATGCTTCATCGTCACCGGGTCCATGAACGGCTTCAGATATGTGTTGCTCGGAATAGAATGCTGCGGCGCCGGCCCTTGGCGGTAGCTCACTCCGTCCGGCGTCGGCGTGCGGACGTAGCTCTGCTCGTGCTTGATGTCGGGATCGGTCGTGAGATGGCCGGTCTCGCCGTCTTCACGCAGCCGATGACCTCGCACCTTGAAGCCGGTGCGCTGGTCGTATGCGACGCCATTTCGGATGCTTCTGCTCATTAGTGGCGACGCCTCCGTGACCAGCCGTGACCACGGAAGCCGACGAAGGTAGGTGAGCGGTCTTCGCTCTGCATGCGCTTGGCGAGCATCGATTGGAAAATGCCCTCAAGCTTGTCGTATTTTTCTTCGTTGAATTTGAGCGCTGTGCGCGCAGCCAGTCCGAACTGGATTGTATCGATCCAGTTGCGGCGCGCGTCGATGTCGCTCGCGAGATTGGACGGCATGCCGATGTATCGGAGCCGATTGACCGTGACCCTTGCGCCCGCTCGAGCGTTGCGCGGATAGAGGACCAGAAGACGTCGATCAGCGACGCCGCCGGGATCGGGGAGGCCATAGAGGCTCATCTCGGCCGGCAGTGATTTCGAGACGAAGTATGCAGTGGGGCGAGATGCCATCTGAGTGTCAGGCATCATCAGCCACGTGCTGCGGTTCGTGCGCGAGAGCGGCATGTTCTGCAGGACGCCACTCGCAGCATCATCGAAGGCGACTTCGGTGACGTCGACGGTGTCTTCAGGGAGGATGATGGCGCCCTGGCCGGCCTGCAGCGTGAAGGTTGTCGTGTCGACGCGATATTCGGGCTTTGCGCCCTCATTCTCGATGGCCGTGAAAACGAGAAACAAAGAGCGTGTCATGCTCGCGAGATGTCGCGCGGTGAGCGCCGAAGGATCGAGACCGGCATTTTCCGCCGCCTCATCAATCAGCTCACCTTGCGTCAACGTCTGCATGACACGCCCTTCAGTCAATTAGAAACAGACACTCAGCTTAAATGGGGGACCCATCCGAGCCGAGGATGCAGCGAGGATCAGTCCAGCCGGCGCCCCAGCGTTCCTGAGCCTTGTACATCATGTTGCCGGTACGGAAGTCCGTCTCCATGCCGCGCTTCACGCCCTTACGCTGGAAGTATTGCAGCCCCAGCTCGACGTCAGTCTGGATGAACCACGCGTCAGGATCGACGAGATAGTGGTTCACGACGTAGTCTTCGGGCAGGTACTTCCCGGCCTTGATCGCGTTGATGTCGTTCAGGTTCGTGCCGACGCGCTTGTCCGTCTTCAGGATGCGGTCTGCGCGGAACACCTGCTGGCGCGGAAGGATGAGCTTCTTTGCCTTGACGACAATCGGGCGATTGCGGTCGTTGACGTAGCCGCCGAGCTGGATGAGAGCATCCTCGAGCGCCTCTTCGGACAGGTCTGCAGAAGTCTGCAGCTTGTTCGAATAGAAGCCGCCAGCCCACAGAGGGTGATCGGGAGCGCAGAGCGCTTTGCCGTCGCCGCCGGTGTAGTTGGCGTTGAATGCCTCGTTGATGATGCGGGCGCACCGCACCTCTTTGGCGTGCTGCAGGGCCTTCGCCAGCTCCTTGCCGTAGACCTCACCGAGGTCGGCGTACAAGTTGTCGTCGATGGCCTCTTCCGTGATGGCGAACGCGAGGGCGAACGTGTGGAAGTTGACACGGTTCACCCAGCCCTCGGCACCAGCGTCGAACTGAATGACGCCGCCTTCGCCCTTCTCGGCAGCCTCACCGAGACCAACGCGAAGAACCTGCTCGATGTAAGCACGCTTGCCCTCAGTCTTCTTTTCGAAAATCTGAGACCACTCTTCATCGTGCTTCTTGTAGGCCATGCCGAAATGGGCATTGATGCCGTCCTGCAAGTCGCGGCTGAACTGCGCGCGAGTCATAACCATGGTACTGCTCTCCTTTTCTCGTGCTGTTCCGGGCTGCGATTAGACGGCCACGCCCATGGCGGCACCGCCACGTTCGTGTTTCATCGCCTTGACCTCGAGGATGGCGTAGTTGCCAGTCCCTGAGAGGCCGAAGCCGAGGGTGTTGTTGTTCGCGTCAGCGAGGCGCACCGGCTCTTGCAGGATGCGTTCGATGCGGAACTGCGAGGGCGCACCTCCCGTCTTGTCGACGGTCTGACGCGAGGCCTTCATGAAGAGGTCCGGCGTGGCGTCGGCGAGATTGACGAGCGAGCCGATGTCAGCGGCAGTGATCGCCACCGACGACTGCACCTTGAAGGTCTCGCCCGGATCATCGTGCACAAGCGCGACGACGGAGGCTCCGGCGGGATAAGTCGTTCCCGACTTCCACACCTGTCCGAAGGGGATCGTGCCATCGCTTGCGCCGGCATAGCTCGCGCCGTCCAAGCTCTGAACATCGATGTGGTAGCCCTGGAACGAGCCCAGGAATGCATCTCCTGCAGCAGCCTTGCGGATGCCGCCGTTGCCATCCGACTTAACGAGGTCGCCGATGGCGATGTCCTCGGCGAGGCCGGAGGCGATAGTGTATTTGCCCAGCGAATGCCCCAGAGCGCTCACATGGCGAGCGGGGCGAAAGCCGAACGGTGCGTTAGCGTTCATGATGTGATGCTCCGTTTAGTCGACCATTGTCGCGGACCTGCGCCCGCGCAGTGAATTCTCGCCATCGGTTACCTCGATGGGACCAACACCCGGCATCCTCTCTCTCGACCTCAGCTCCTGCAGCGACTCGGGGACGCTGGCGTACTGATGGTTTGAACGGTCGCGCACAGCGTGAAGACGCTGCATGGCGACCTGTCTCGGCATCTCGCAGAGCACGAGCCCCGCGACACGAATGATGTCCTCACCGTGAGATGATTTCTCAGTCGGATAGAGAAGGCGCTCGCTCGCAGGCACGGTCGACGGATCGCGAGGCGACCAGCCTTCACGCCGCTTCTTCATCCAGTGCGATGCGTCGCGCTGTTCGTTGTTGACCGAGCCGTCTGCGATCCACTTCTGCACGAAGCCGACACGCGGCTCAGGTGCATCGAGCGATGTGGCGTCGATCCACTTCTTCGGCTGTACGTCAAGGCGAACTTCGCCGCGATCAGCCTCAGCGTCGCGAGACTCATGGACTGACTGACGAACGACGGCGGGACGATTGCGCTCGATGACGTCGATGCCGCCGCTGTCCCGTTCGATTTTGCTATAGACACGTGCCATAGTTCACTTCCCTCTTAGGCGTTGCGGCGTGCGCTCTCGATGCGGCTGCGAGCGAACTCGCGGCGCGCAAGGGGATCGAGCGGATTGAGATTGTGACGGCGCATGGCCGCGACGTCGGCTGTGCTGAGCTTGTACTTCGAGAGCTTGTTGGGCGGCGCCTTGCGCACCGCGCCGCCGCTCGAGGATCGCCCAGGAGCAACGGGTGTCTTCACAGACGCCTTGCCGGCGGCGCGCTTGGCTGCCTGGAGCGCCTTAACCTGGAGATTTGGGAATGCTCGCGCTGTGCGGCGCGTCAGCTCGGCGTAAAAGCCGGGCGTGTTCATGTCCCACTTCTCTTTGACCAGCTCTTCGGACGCCTTCACAACGAAGTCGTTCGCGGCCTTGTTGGTCTTCATCCACGAGTTGGATGATGCCCATTTCTCGGCGAGCGGAACGTTCGCGCGAATGCCGACTCCGACATCCTTGCTAGTCGACGGGCGAGTCGAGCGCACCTTGCTGACGTGGGCATTCACCTGCTCATTCGTATGAGCGATGATCTGATCCTTCGTCGGCATCTCGGCGCGAGCCTTGCCGATGCCGTCTTTCAGCTCGTACATCTCGCGCAGCTTGCGCTCGATGGCGATTTCGGCAGTGGTGTCGCCCTCATCCTTCGCCTTGGCGAGGAGCGCGGTCGCATTCGAGATTTTGTCGTCGAGAGCATCAAGCGCCACCTTCGAGGCGTTCATCTGCTGCTCGACAAAGGCGATGGCCGCGCGGCCTTCCTGCTGGATGCTCTGCACCTCAGCGGTTAGTGCGCGCTCCTCTGCTGCCTGCAGGCGAGCATTCGCGTCCGCCGCAGCGTCATCCGCTGCAGTGTCCTCGTCGCCGGCATCAGCTTCATCGTTGTCGTCTTCGCCTTCGCCTTCCTCTTCGAGGTCGGGCGGCATGCCCTCAGCGAGCGCCTGCTCAGTCTCGACATCCTCGAGTGGAGCGTCTTGCGTGCCGGGAGCATCGTCCTCGAGCGCGCCGGGCTCAAAGCCCACATCAAAATCTTCTTCGTCTTCGCCGTGCATCGTTGCTGTCCCTCTGGAAACATCGGAGGTGGAACAACAACGACCGCAAAGGCCTAGTCCGTGGTTACTGATCCAACGCTAGAGCGATGGCTTCAGGCTTCCCGTTCGACTGAATCCGGACCTTGTAGAAGACGCGAACGTCCTTATCGACGAGGTCCGGTCGGATGCGATATTTCTTGAGCACGGACTCATGCAGGAACACGTCCGCGCTGTCGTGATCGTCAGGAATGATAAAGCCGTAGTGACGCGAGCCATCGAACCAGCGAATGGTTCCGGACTCGGTCATCTCAGAGCGAGGCACAAGCATTGCCTTGTGCGGAGGACGGCGATGCTGATGCCCGGCCGGCCCTTTCGTGTGTGAAGCAACTGCGGTCATTCTTCGATCCTCTCTCGGTGCGCTTAAAGCTCAAGCCCGTTGAACTTCAGGTGCTCGGTCATTGCCGGGTCGACGCGAGACAGGAGCTGATCGTCGTTGATGATGACGATGGTGGTGCCCCTGAATTCGTAACGACGCGGCTGCTTCGGATCGACCAGCCACAGCTCACCCACCTTCGGATAGTCATCCTCGGCGAGGTCATAGCTTTCGTAAGCCTTGCCCTTGTAGACCTGCGACCCGATGGCTGCGATCTTGAAGAGCTGATGATGCCAGAGCGCCGCCGTGGCGCTGTCATCGGTGAGGATAATGCCGCCCTTCGACATTTTGCGCAGGCGAACGGGGATGACCGCGAGCTTCCAGAGCGGAGGCATCGGGATGCCCTGAGGAAGCGGGCTGTCAATGTCCGCCAGGGCGATTTTATCGTCGAATTCTGAGTTTCCCGGCAGGTGCATTAGAGCCCCCTGCGGTGCGCGCGGAACGATGCGACGCGCTGCGAGACTTGCTCGACCGGCTGCACGTTCTCAACGGCGTTGTATTCGCGAGCCAGCTTCTGCATGGCGTCTTTCGCATCGGACAGGCCGGTGATGCGACCGCGAATGAGATCGTGCCGAGAATTTCCGTCAGCCGCGATGAGTGAAGTCATCAGCGTCTGCGTCTGCTTGTCGATGTCCTTGAGGACATCCTCGATGAAGTCTGTGAGCATCGTTCCTCTCTCTAACTGAATTGGAGGAGCTGATGCCCGGTAGTGGTGTGGGCAGGACGGTCATCACCGTATTCGCCCTGCGTGACAAGTCGTTTTCTGTCTCCTTTTAAGCTGCTTTTTTGCGCTGGCCGCGAAGCCATGTCTGGTACTCCGGCCACTCGGTATTGTCGTCTGCAAGGCTTCCGTCCTGCCACGCCTTCAGAAAATTAAGACGGTCGTAATGGTCATCCTCGTGGTCAATCGCGTAAGCGATAGCCTGAGCACCCGTTCCGAGACGGCGACGGTTTTTTCTCTGGAAAGCAGCAAGCTCTTTTTCCGAAGGGCGTTTCATCGCGGCTCCTTAAATTCGCTTGAGGTGTTCAGGGTGAAGGGTGTGCTCGCTGAGATAGTTTTTCCACTTCACCACACAGAGGCCGCCCTTGGTAACGCGACGGACGACGCCCGATAGCGGCTTGCCTCCGTTGCTTTCAATTGCAGCGGGAAACTGAGAGGCAAAGAAAGAGCTGCTCTCTACACGTGCGCCGGTCAGGTCGATGGCCATCGGCCGCTCCTTTATCAGTAATCAAAATCGAGAAGAACGCGCCGATCATTGTTCGAGATCGGCGTCACATGGTAGCCGCGCTTGAAAATGAACACGCACCATCCGTCATCGGCAGAGCGATAAACCCAAAGCACCTTGCGCCAATGGATTCGCATAGCGGCTCCTTTATCTCGAATGCTCTCTAGACCAAGAATACGTGTTGTCGTGATAGGGGCGTCCAAGTGGGTCACGACGGTTTAATTCTCGCTTGCGCTCATCGAGAACACGCCGACGCGTTTGGAGCGCGAGTAGGAAGTTCACAAGCCCCACAAGCAGAATTACGCCCGAAACTATCCATCGCATTTCGTCGGACACGTCACGGCTCCTTATCTAGGATTTGAGTCTAACTTCTTTTCTGCGCCACGAACGCACGCGATCAACGCGTCGCCAAGCGTCTCAGCGTCCTCAAGCGTCATCGTCAGACGGAAGTCCGCGAAACCTGGAATGGATAGCGACACGCCGCCCTTCCCATCGAGTGCGAAGCGGCGGTACTCGACGTCCATCTCTAGGCTCTTGAACCTGCGTCGCATGGCGGCTCCTTACTCTCTGTCTTGGAATTCTGCTAACTTCTCTAAATCTTCTACCGACATCCATCCGGTTATGATGGCCAGTAGCTCAAGCCGCGTCTTGTGCGCTAGCGCCTTTTCCAGTCGCTCGCACGCTGCGGCGCGGCGTTTCGCGATCTCTCCGATTTCGTCTCCGAACGGCACGGCATTGTGCTCCTTAGTTTGAATGATCCGACGCCCTCGAAAGATTCTGTTCTTCCGCTCGGAGGTCTGATATTGCACAATCCGGCTCTTCCCGAATTACAATGGTCCGGCTCCCTTTGGGGTAGCGAGCAGCCACTAACCGGTCACGCTTCTCAAGCGCGATTTTAAGGGCTTCATACAGGCGGTTCACTTCCGCCTGCGCTTCCCAAACTTCCTCACGAGTGACGGTCACGACGGGCTCCTTATGCTGCTTTGTAGTTCTGCAAATACTCAAGCGCCTGCTGCATCACGTCGCGTAACGCATCGGCGGGCGAGCCGCCGTCTGTGTCGCAGTGAAAGCCGCTGTCAAGCGGTTCTCCAAATTTTGCACTCTCGGCTAACTCAGCTTGGCACCCTTTTCCGTCCGGCGCGCACGACGCGTGGGCGCCAACGGAGCATTGCCCTACGGACCACCAGAAGCCCGGCAGCGCGGCTTCAAATTCGACTATCGCGTTCGCGAATTCTTGAGCGTTAGTGTTCCAACCAGCCACGGGGCGCTCCTTACTTTGAGAACGGCGCGTCCTGCGTGAGCGCCATCATGAGGGTAATCGGTCCCGTGCTTTCTGCTTTTATGAAGTGCTGAATGCAAAGCGCTTGCACCGGATCAGGCCAGCAGTGACAGCCTTTGGGTATGTGGTAGATGCCGATAGCGTCGTCACACCCGAAACGGCATTTTGGGACGCTCGCTTCAATCTCGTCTTCAAGCCAGTTTTCGGACAGCTCGGCTACACGGGTCACGTCGGCGCTCCTTATGTTTTCTTCCGCTTCCACTTGCGGATCAATTTCGGTGAAACGTTTGCATAGATCGTCGGCTGAGTGACGCCCAACGCGCCAGCGGTCCAAGCAACGGACTTGCCGTCCTTCAGGTGCTTTTCGGCTTTTGCTACCTTCCCAGGCGTCATCTTGCGGGGAGCACCAATCGGAACACCACGGCGCTTTGCAGCGGCAACGCCGAATTTGGTTCGCTCCACGATCAAGTCACGCTCGAACTGAGCCAGTGCTCCGATCATGTGGAAGGCGAGACGGCCAACGGGTGTCGTCGTATCGATGCCCTCAGTCAGCGACTTGAATTTGATTCCCCGCTTCTCAAGGTCTTCCATCTTCGTGAGCAGATCACGCATGGACCGACCTAGGCGGTCGAGCTTGTAGACGACGAAGGTGTCACCTTCGCGAGCGTCCATCAGAGCAAGATTGAGCTTTGGGCGGCTTCGCTTCACTGCTGAGCCCGTCTCATAATACAGGTTGTCTTCCATGACCCCGGCTGCCCGCAGAGCCTCTAACTGGGCATCCACGTTTTGCTCAGCCGTGGAGACGCGGGCATAACCGACAAGGCGGTTGTTGCTGACAGGGTCCTGTTTAACTCTCTTCATTCTGCAAACCTGAAAGTTAAGTTGCCTGCACAGGACTTTCCTTAGTTTAAGCTAGCGCTTCTTAGTCTCGCGCTTATCGAGAAATTCCCGAAGCGCAGCCTCGTGCACAGCCGTTTTCGATGGCCGCACGTCCTGCGACGCGATCCACTTATCCAGTCTCGCCAGCAACTCGGGATCGAGCGCAAGCGAAGTCATCTTTTTGAGTCGGGCCATTGTGGTCATGGAGTGACATAGTACAGATTTGTATGCAAGTGTCAAGACACGTATTGACACGGCGGTTCAGACTCGCTAGATTGGGTTTATCGAACAACGGAGACGGACAATGCAGACCCTTCCGCAGAACATAGCTGCCAAGATCGTCAGCAACACAGCCCCAGTGGCTGCGCGGATGGTCAAGACGGCGACCCCTAAGGGGCAGTGGAAGCCGCTACTTGTTCTCGAATTCGCTGAGGCGGCTCCAGTCGGAGTAACGGGCCGCTCAAGCGACGGCCTTCGCAAGTGGGCCGCCAAGTACGGGCTAAACGTTCAGTGAGGAATGCAATGATCGACCAGCCTACGACGAGTTACGAGAAGGAAATGGTGTCCAAAGACAAGTGTCCGCGATGCCGTGGGTCGCTTGATACGGGTTGGGAGTGCAACGACTGTGGCTATGACGCGCGGATGATTGCGCTCGAAAACTCAAAGTGAGGCCCGGGATCATGAAGAACCCGTATCGCGGATTTAAAATCGAGCGTTTCGGCATGGGGTACTATCAAGTGACCCCGGAGCGGAACAGCATCCGCATTCCGAAGTGGTACACGGCGAACCGCAAGCCTGATGGCGGATGGTACGTCACGAACCACTTCGGCCGCGTCCTAAAGGACGGGTCCGCGCTTCAGCCGAAAATAGCCGCCGCGTGCGAATTTCAGTACAGCGGCCGAGAGTAAAGGAAACCCCCGTCATGCCGATCTTCAGGTTGATTTTCTCGAAAGAGGGGCGCAAGCCCATGAGCGCGCCGTGGCGTGCTGATACTGTCGAAAAAGCGAAGCAGCACGCGCGCAACCAACTCACTGTACACGGCTACGACACCGTCGAGCTGTTCGATGACACGGGGAAGTTTGTCGAATCATTCGGCAAGCCGAAGGCGAAGTAGGGAATCATGGACTGGGAACAGAAATTCGCCGCGCTCAAAAGCCTGTCGCCGCTAAGCAGTGATTGCGCCGTCTTCATGCGCAAGCCGGGAAGCTGGTACGTCACACTTGGCTCTATCGAGATCGGCGGGGATGGTGTGCTGACGATGGTGAGCGGGGATGGGGACACTCCTCGGGCCGCAATCGAAGATGCATGGGAACGCGTGACATCGCTTGGCCCTAACCGCTACCTCGTGTTGAATGCGGGCTCGGACGCCCGTCGTCACGTTCGCTGGAATGGGTTTATGTGGGCTGAGGTGCCAAAGGCCGCTTGATGGATCAAAAATTGCCCGACCGCTTCCAGGATTCCGTGCTCGAGCGCGACTTTCAGCGCACGCTCATGAGCGAGACCGCAAAGCTCGCGCGCTCAGCCGAACGCTGGGGCGCGGGGCCGCAGGGTGCGGAGCTGGCGAACTACGCTCGAGCCATGTCAGAACTCGATTTCACCGGCGCGATGGACTACCGCGACAACATCCGCCGCGCCTTCACCGATGCACGCTGGAATCGCATCGTCGGCTGCGTCACCGCCGGTTGCTTCGCTCTGATGTTCGTCATCCCGCTCACAATCTGGCTCTCTTACTGACGCGAGAGCTGCCGCGCTGTCCGGCGAATGACCTTCACGAGGTCCTGGTCAGACATCTTCGCGAACTCAGGATTCTGCTTCAGGGCACCCAAGGCCGACTGGATGGCGCTCCGGTAGCCCGCTGACGACGTATTTCCGGCGAGCTTGCTGATCTCGAACCCTCCGCGCTGGCCCTGCTCAGCGACCGCCCGCGCAATGGACAGCTCGCTCGCCTCCCGCGCGCTCTTGCTCACTGCCGCGCCGGCCCGGCGATAATGCCGATCAAACGTCCTGAAGGGCACCTCCACGCCCAGCTCGGCCTTAATGGCTGCCTTGGCCTGCCGAGCCGTCTTGCCCTCTCCTGCGAGCGCTGAGATGCGCTGAGCGACCTTCTCATCGCTAAGCGCCTGATTGTGCGCGCCGCGCGCGACGCGACCATCCTGCAGGAGCCTGATCCGGTCAGCCTTGCTCTGCTTGTTGGGCGCCTTATTGGCCACGGCGGGCGTCGGCGCGGCCGACCCAGCGGGAGCCTTGCTCTGGAAATTCGGACCAGCGTTCTGCGTGTCGCGGACGGCCCGTGAGCGGGCGGTCTTCACCGCAGCGGCCTCACCGCCCTTGAGCTGGCTCGCAGCCGCCCAGGGCGTCGCCTGCTTCGTCAAGAGGCGACCGAGTTTCGAGCCCGCTGCAAAACCGAGCCCGGCCTGCCCAGCATCGTCATAAAGCTTCTGCTGATCCTCATCGTCGGTCGTGAGCTTCATCGCCTGCATGCCGGCGAAGTCGGCGAGACCAGCGCCGGGGAGTGCCCACTCGGCCGCGCCGAACGTCATCGGCTTCTCAAAGGTGTCGCCCATGCCCTGGCTCTTCGACGTCTCCGGCTTGAAGCGCGGCTCGGCTTTGCTGAGCATGCCCGACTTCGGCGCTTCGTCGATCTTCGAGAACGGCGCGGCCTGACCGCGCAGCGTATGCGCCTCGTCGACCAAGCCCATCAGCTCGTCACCGGCCTTCGTGCCGGCGACCATCTCGCCCTCAGGGACGGTTTTCATCGTCTCGCCGATCTTGCCAGCGACGTTCGAAAACTTTCCGGCTCGGCCACGCGACAGAATCGCAGCGAGACCCGAGAGCGTCGCACCGCCGGCAGCGCCCGCCCCGAGGCCACCGAAGCGCCACGCGTTCGTTTCTGACTGGTGATCGGCGAGCCGCTGCGCTTTCGCCTCATCCTGCTGGAATTGGCTCTTGCTTGAGATGCGAGCGCTGATCTCCTGAAGCTGTGCGTCAAGCGACCCCTCGCGCGCCTTGAGGTCATCATAGTCCGGCCCCTTGCCGGGACGCACGACCCACTTGCCGGACGTCGGGTCCTTCACGCCGTTCGTCTGCTGATCGAGCTTCTCGCGAGTGGACTGGAGGTCACCCTGAAGCTGCTGGAACATCATGACGTCGGGATCGCTCGCGGCAGCCGGATCGGCGGCAGCTTCCTCCGGCATCATCAATGCACCGGCACCTGCACCGAGCGCGCCGCCCGCCGCGACCTTCGAGAACGGGCTCGAGAGCTTGCTGATACCCTTCATCACCGGACCGGCCGCGCCGAGGCCGAGCGCGATCATCGCGGCCTTCTGAAGCTGCGAGCTGGCGCTCTCACCTCCGAACCAGCCGGGGTCTTCGGCCGGGGCCGGAGCGGGGGCGGGTGTCTGCGGAACGCTTTCGAAAGGTGACATTGACCTACCTCAAGTGACTGTTGCGATCTTGGCGTGCGCCGACTTGCTGATCGTGCTGATGCTGCTGTTCTTTGTGTTGCATATCCTGCGCACTCTCCTGCTCACGGAGCGCGCCCTCGCGCTGCATCTGCTCGCTTTCGTGAGCCATGCGCTGCTGATCCATCGCCTGCTGCGTCTGCATGTTCTGTTGGTCGACCACCATCTGCTGCTCATTCATTCGAGCTTGCTGCTCGGCTTGCTGAGCCTGCAGGGCCATGTCCTGCTGAGCCTGGGCCTGGGCGACCTGGGTCTTCATCTGACCTTCCTGAATTTTCAGCTCGGTCTTCGCCTGAAGCTCCTGCTTTTTGAATTCATGCTCCTCGGTCCTCATCGCCATTTCTTGCTGATGCTTCTCGCGGTCGTGAGCCAGCTCCTGATCTTGACCTTCCTTCTTGAGCTGCAGCTCCTCGCGCTTGATCTCGAGATCAGCCTGCTTGTCGTCGCCACCTTCGCCGCCCTCGATGGACGGGAGGCCCGGTACGGTCGCGAGGTTCGGCGCGATCTGAGCGAGCATCATTGCGATCTGCTCCGGCGGCACCTGCGGCGGCTGCATCTGACCCGACTGCGGGTCCATGTACTCGACCGGCGCGCCCATGCCGCGCGCTGCCGTCGCCCACTGGAATGCGAGATGCTGTCCGATGAGCGCGATAGCCGCCGGCCCGACCTGAGCCTGCACCTGCGGATTGCCGCCAAACTCCGGGTTTGACATGAACGCCCAAAGCACCTTGAGATGGCTCTCGTGATGCTGCTCGGGGAGCACGGCAACCGGCTTGCCGAGAAGGATGGCCTGGATTTCGCCGGCCGGATCATACGGCTGCGGCGGCGCATCCTCGGGCACCAGCTCGTCAACGTCGGGCGCCCGCATGGCCTTGAAGAGACGTTTGATGGCGACCTTGCGCGGCACGACGTCGGGGTTCGCGGCCGACACCTCATAGACGGCCTGCGCAATGGCGACGCGCTGGCTCGATGAGAAGATGTTGGGGTCTGACACCGGGATGATGTCGATACCCGGCTGGAAGTCCTCAGCGTAAACCGAGCGCTCTTCGCCAGCCACATCGTAGGGATAGCCGTCTTCAGGGGCGTAGTCGGAGCACAGCTCGAAGCGCAGCCGCAGCTCGTCGGCGACCGATCCGTGATGCAGGCGATGGATGGTCGACATGACCTTCTCGCCGCGCTCGAGGAGCTGCGTGATCGTGCCGACAGCAACGTTCTTGCCGTCAGAGCCGCCGGTCTGAATGTCGGTTGTGGCCGTGAAGCGTTGCGCGCCTTCGATGAGCAGGCCGAGAAGCTGGAACAGAGCCGGAGACGGCTCCTTCACGGGGATCGGGAAAAATGCCTTCTGCAGGTCCTCGCTCGTCGCGTCGACCGGCCGCCACTCGCCCGGCGAGACGACCATGGTCTCGCCCTTCAGATTGGCGTTCTTCGACATGAAGCCGCCGGAAAGGGACGCTGTCGCCGCGCTGTCGAGCAGCACGCGGAGCGCACCCGTCGCCGCAGCCTGCAGGCCGCCGATCAGATGCAAGAGGCCGAAGTCGTAGAAGCCGAAGCCCGGCACGAAGCTGTACTTCGTGAAATAGAGTTTGCGGCGGAAGCGAGCGTCGCCCTGCTTCCAGCCGGCATAGATCGAGAGCACCTGTCGGGAGTGACGGTCCACACTGACGATATAGGGCAGCTCGAGGCCTGTCGGATTCCCCTCCGCGTCAGTGTGCTCGTATCCCGGCAGACTGAGGTTCGTGCACGTCTCGAAAATCTCGTGCTCGACGTCCTCATCATCGCCATCGGGCTGAACGTCGACAGCCTCGTTTTTGAGGTCACGGATTTCATCCGCCTCCTCGACGGTCGGCGCGCTGATCTCGATGTCGCGATAGTACCCGACGATCTGCATGTGCCGGATGTCGTTCGGCGACTTCCGCATACGGTGCGTGAAGCGCTTTGCCGTCTTGAGGCCCGTCGCCTCGGCCGGGACGATGAGGTCCTCAGCGGGAACGAAGATGCCGATGTTGCGGTCGAGCACCGGATCGCGGAACGTCTTGCGGAACGCGCACCCGTGGAGCGGAACGGACCACAAGAGACGCGACGTCTCGTTGATGTAGTCCTCATCCTCGACCATCAGCTCATAGTTCATGTATTCGGCGACGCGCTCGCCGCGTTCGATGCGGTCCTGACGCTGATCGCCGAGCACCTTCGACTTTGCTGGACCCTCTGCGGGGAACAGCTCGCCGAGCGTGCGCGCCCAGATGTGCGTCACAGCTTCGACGAGAAGCGGATGGACGACGTCGGACGCGCCCGGAAACGCACCGTCATCGATGTCGGACTGCACGAGGCCCATCAGCTCGAGGCCGCGCTCGAAACGACGGCGCCACGGTTCGCGTTCGGTGATGTCGCGCTCGACACGCTCAACGATGTCGTCGCCGAGGGTTGCGAGGAAATCCTCGCTCATCACTTCGGCGAGGTTCTGCTGATGATTGATGTTTTCGACGCCGCCGCTCTCAAAGGGCGTGTCGTCGTTGCTCGACTCGAAGACCTCGCCGTCCTCGCCCATCTCGAATGTGGACGCGAGAGCTTGATGATCCGGATTGTCGAAGCGGACGGTGAGATCGTCCTGCGACATGCCCTCGTAGACTTCCTCGTCGCTCAACGAGTCGTCATAGTCCATGGGCACGGATTGCGAGCGGATGCGCGGCAAGGTCGTCTCTCCAGGTCTGAAACAACAACCGGGGGAACAACCTTGATGTGTTCACCTACCTATATTCGCCCGAGGGCGCTAGCTCTTGGTTTTAGTGGTCTTCATGCCAGTGTTGTGGATCACAAAACGCTCGAGACCCTGAATGAGCCTGCTCGCGTAAATGGATGCAGCCTCGATGCCAGCCTGCGCCGCCACATCCTGCAGAAACAGCTCGAGGGACTTGTCGAGCGTCATTCCCGTCAGGGCCATGTTGCCATCGAACTCGCGGCTCTCGAGCCCCACCATGGCGCCGTATAGCGCCGAAGCACCGGCATCCGTCTTATGGTCGACCCAGTCACTCGGCGGCCGATTGGCCCCGAGGAAAATGCGAGGATTGTCGCTCACTGCGGCCTCTTCTTCATGTTGGCCATTCGGTCTTTGAGGCGGTTGCGCTTCACCTCATCGAGGAGCGCTTGAATGTCCGTCTTGTCGAAGAGGACGGAATTCGTGCGCGACTTGTCGATCTGCTTGTCGATCTTCGAGATGAGATAGTCGGTAACCATCAGGCGTGACCTTCGGCTTCGAGATTGATGATGGCGGCTCGGTCGAGATGCATGTCGAGCACCTTGTGGGCGAGCTTTCGATAATCGACATTGCGGAAGTGCACGGAGCACTCCTTGCAGTCAGGATCATCGCAGCCGAGCGCATGGAGAAACACGGAGTTGGCCAGCAGGGCCGCCCCCACCGATGCATTCATGATTTCAGGCATGTGCGAAGCTGCGTCGAGCTGCTCAGAAAGGCATGCCGCATGCATTGTCGCGAGACTGAGAAGCCCGTCGTCGCGCCACATATCCTCGGGAGGACGCGGCGCGACTTTCTTGGCTTTCGAGCGTTTCGCTTTACCGCGCTGCCGCTGCACGAGCACCCCCACCCTTCGCCGGAATGCGACCGGGAGCGCGAGGAGGCGGACCAGGGACACGCGAGGCGCGCTTCGCGTGGATCGGCATCGGCGTCGGCGTCTCGGCGAGTTTCTGCTGAATGTTCGGGAGGGCCGACGTGAGGTCAGCCATGCGGCTGAGGAAGTCCATGTCGCCCTGCTGCGTCGCCTGCGTCTTGGCGCGCATCAGGAGCTGATCGAGCTTCACGAGCGGCTGGAATGCAGCCAGATCATTCGAGCCGTCGATCATGATGTGAATTTCTCCCTCATGCAGCACGAGGTAAAACTCGCTCTGGCCGAGGTAGTCGACGACCGCATCGCGCACCTGATGCGCGGCGTAACTGTGTAGCGTGGCAGACAGCTCCTGCTCGAGCGCGTTGTGCTTGTCGCGCAAGGCAGTCACGGCCTCGGTGATCGCATCCTCACTCGAACGCAACAGATCAGCCGCCAACTCCGCATGAATGCCGGCGTCGTCCCAAGTCTGGCTTGCGTCATGTCGAGCGAACTCGTCGTGACCAAGCACAGTTGACGGCTTGATACCCCCGTACATCGTCCAATCCCTCTCTTTTGTGGAAATCGAGAGCGCCGGACACTGAACAGATCGGCCTCGCGTCTGTTGTAAACAGACGCGATATTCGTTCAACCCGAAAATTCGAGGGTTTAGGCTACCGCTTTTGCAGGTGCGTTCTGGTCACAAAGTACACTTTCGCGAGCAATCTGCTCCTCGCGTAGGACCTGCTCGAAAATGTCACGAATTGCACCGATTAGGGCAGGGCTCTGAAAAATCTTCTGCCCGCAGTCAACATCAGAAACGTCAGATTTTTCAACGCCTAGCAAGCACGACAGCGTATTGAGCACTGCCACCGTAGCTACTTGCTCATCCCCTACGCAGGAAAGCAGACAAATCGTGCCGTCGTCGTGTGTCGACAGCCGAATATCTGTGAGTTGCCACAGCTCGATTTTATGCACGATCACTGCCCCCGCTAACCTTTTACAAATACTGGTCGCACGTTAACGAACGAAAATGTGGCGTCAATTAAAAACAGACAACCACATCCCCGGCGAAGGGCTGCGTCACAATCTCCCGTATAGTCTTCGGGCAACACCGTGAGCTGGCTTTGAAGCATTCGTCGCCGACCTCCCAGTTTGAGCATAACCGCCCACAGAACCGTAAAGTTTGCGGGGTGCGTTTCTGCGCTTCAGCTCTTCAGCCTCGCGCTCTGCCTCCTCTTCTTCGTCTAGCTCGTCGCGCGGGATCGCGAGCTGGAAACCATTGCGTGCGCGCAACACCGCCATCGTAACCGTATCGACCCAGTCCTTATAGGTGCTGTTCGGAAATGCTGAGCACTCCTTCAGCACGGCGAGCGTCGTCGGTCCCGGCATAAACCAGACGGACCCTTCGGCCATCACCGTCGCCGTTTGGAATGCGCGAGGTCGCTTTCCTTTTGCGCCCGGCGGTCCTGGAGGTAACCATGCTTCGACCTGAACGTTCCCATAGGTGTGTTTGAAGCGTCGGCGCCGCATCTCCTGCACAAGCTGGATTCCTGATGCGCGCTTTTCGATGCACACGATGTCGGGCTTGAACAGGTCCACGTGCTGCTTGATGACGTCGATCAGATCGACGGCGTCAATCTTCGCTCGCCACGCACCGAGCATCACGATGTTGAGCTGCTTCGCCTCCTCGCCCTTGCGCCCCTTGATGGTGCGCTCGAATGTGCCCCAGGCCGTCATCGCCGAGTAATCGCTCTCCTCGTCATCCTCGAAGGCCGTGTCGTAGCAGAGGAACACGTGCTGCAGATCGCGAGGAGGCTGCACGTCTCGATAGGCGCCGGTCTCGATGATGTCCTTCGTCGGGTCGGCGGCATCCTTGGCGATCTCCGACTTCCCGTGCGGCCAGCAACGCCAATACTTACGGAGAATGATGTTGCCGTCTGATGCGGATGGCTTCTGCTGATAGAGAGCGCCCCACGTGCGCTCGCCGAGAGCCTTCGCCTGCTCAACGTGTTTCTTGGTAAACCAGCCAGTGCCATCCTCCTGTCGAGCCCATAGAATCTCACCTTTTTCGCGTCCCAGAGGGTCGTCATCGTGGATCGACACCATGGGGAGGCAGAGCACGAGCCACAGCCTGCCATCGGTTCCGCGCCACAGTCCCGACTTCCCCTCCCAGGTCTCACCGAGGAGGCGGCCGGCGAGATCATCTTCATGCCAGCGCGTCTGAATGAGCACGACCTTGCCGTTCGGCTTCAGTCGGGTTGACAAGTCGTCTTTGTAGGCCTGCCACGTCTTCTCGCGGATGATGTCGCTGTCGGCTTCCTCGCGGCCGGCGACGGGGTCGTCGATGATGAGCACGTTCGCGCGGAAGCCCGTGACGCCGCCCATGATGCCCACGGCGCGATAGCTCGAGCTGTTCTTCAGCGACCACTGGTCGACCGCCTGATTGTCCTCATTGATGGACGTCTCGAAGGTCTGCGCGAAGCCGGGGTCCTTGCAGAGATGCCGGACACGGCGGCCGAAGCGCTTCGCCAGCTCGCTCGCATACGACGCGCCGATGATGTCGAAGTTAGAATATTTCCCGAGCAGGTAGGACGGAGCGGCGACGGAGGCGTATGTCGACTTTGCGGCGCCCGGCGGACAGAAGATCATCACGCCGTCAGCGATCTCGCCGTCCATTCCGTTCGCGAGCGGCCCCTCGATAGGGCGCTCCTCAACGGTTCCGACAATCGCCTCGAGGATCAGCTCGTGATGCTCGGCAACGTCGACCTTGTGGCCATAGAGATGCTCGTCGTCGGCATCGTCGAAGCCTTCGTCTTCACGATCATCCTTGACGGTGAGATCGAGGCGAACTTTGCGCTCGGCGAGGCGAGCCTTGTCGGCATCCGACAGAGCCGGCGGCGCACCGGGAAGCTCTATCGAGCGGACATAGCTTCCGATGCTGTCTCGACACTGGGCGCGATAGAGGGTTTCATGAGCTTGCAGCAACTCCTGCAGCTCGCCCTCACTCAGTCGACTGAGGCTCTCCTCGTCGATGTCCGTCAGTTGCACGTTGTCCCTCTGTGTCAGTTAATAATTGACACGGAAACAACAACCTGATATGCTGCGCGGCCCTTGTTAGGAGATCACGGCATGCCAGAAGCGCTCACCCTCGATGACCTCGCTACCCTGGTCGCTTTCAAGATGAGGAGCCAGAACCTGTCCGCTGCCAAATTTCATGGCATCAAGCGCGCTCTTGCGGAGGTGGTCTTCAAAGTCCGCATAGATGCTGCTCGCGAGCTTCGCGCGTGCGGCGAGGTCGACGCTGCTCACCGGCTCGAGGAGATCGCAATCGACGATCACAAACTCGAAGCCGAACGCACTCGTCTTGCGCTTCTTGGCGCGCTCGAGCTTCGCGACCCCGGCGGGCAGCACAATTTTCCGGTTGAAGGGGACGTCGTCCGCAATTGGCCACCGGCGGGAAGTAATCTGGCTTACGTACTCGCGGCTAAGGACGACATCACTAACGAGGCTTGTGAGGAGCGCCTCGTGCGCCTCGGCCGAGAGGTGGTTGAGCGCATCAACGGTCATTCTGAGCCCCTGCAGAGAACGGGAACATAGCGGCGCCCGAAGCTCCGTTCGCCGCGAAAAGGTTGTTCACGTCGAGGTCCTCGAATTTCGCATTCGGGGACCTCAGCTTATTCAGGCTGTCCGGATAGGCGATCATCACCTCGTGCGGAGTGCCCTCGAGCTTTCCGCCGGTGTGGAATACGCCGTCATGGCCGGCGCCTTGGATCGCCTCGCGCACAAAGTTTGGATTGTAGCCGGCGCCGAGGTTGCCCAGCATCAGATCAGGGTCGCGGATCACGCCCGTCTTCTGACCGGCTTCAAACGCCCGCATGGCGCTATCGAACGGCTTCGGGCCGAGGAGAGGTGAGCTGCTCGAGCGCGCGAGTGCATCCTCGAAGATGGGCGCCACGGTGGCGAATTCGACGGGGCGACGCAGATCGAGCGGGCTCTCGAGGCGATGCTGCAGGGGCATGACGCCTGATCCGTCGCCGTGCTCGAAGCGCAGGCCGCCGTAGTACCTGGCTGTCGGGTCGTTGCGGGCATAGCTCGAGGCTTGCTTGCCAGACTTCGAGGCATAGGCCCCGCCGCCGAGGAGGCTGTGATCGTCGTCGAAGCGCTTCGGATCGAACGCACCCTCATCGATGAGGCCTTTGATGTTGCGCGAGCCGTGCAAGAAGACATCGGGCGAGAAACCCTTCTCTGCAGCTCCGTTGCCAGCAACCACGAGAGAGAACGGCGCGGCGCGCTCGTTGTTGGCGTACTTCTTCGAGATGTCGATGAGGCTATCATCGAAAACCACGTAATTGCTCGAGCCACCATCGCGACGAGACTCCTGATCGAGGTATCTCACGCCGGGGACACCAGCCTCGCGCAGCGCTGTCGACACCTGAGCCGAGAGGTCGGAATCCGCCGAGATGCGCCCATCCGTGCGCAACTTCTCGACGATGCCTTGGTAGATGTTGAACGACTTCGCTTCGTCCGAAAGCCCGAAGCCCGACAGCTTATTTCGAATGTCTGGCGTTTGCTGAGCAAACGGCTTGTCCCAATCGAGAAACTGCTCCGGTTGAGCGCTTAGATTGACCTCATACATTCGACCCGGATTGTCGCTCGCCACCTCGTCGAGCAATGCGAGCTTTTCCCTCCCCATGTTGACCGCCTCTGGCGATCCGCGATCAATCATCCCCTGATAGATCGACCTGAGGCCCTCGATATTTCCTCGATGGTAATTCAGATCATCCAGAACCTGATCCTGAGGTGTTGAAATCTCTTTCGGACGCTGGAAGCGAAGCCCGTCTCTGTAGCTTTTGGCGACATTCTCGCTTTCGGCAAAATAGAGCCCATGCCCGTAAGCCTGCGCGCCCTCGCCCGTTCCAACTTTGTTGAGATCGAACTTGTCAAAGTCATGCGGGGAGCCGTGATAGTACTTCCGACCGCCAGCCTCGCTGCCTGCAGAAGCTGCACCGAATGGTGCAGCCTTCTCGTTGTTCGCGTGAAATGTCGGAGCCGCGTCAGGGGCTACATGCTCAGCACCGCGAGCTGCACTCGCGACCTTGCCCGCACCCCTCGCTGCGAGTGCGCCCGCAGGGGTGAATGCTGAGAGGACCGCAGCGGCATCACCTTGTTGCTGCTTCGGCACGTTGCCGCCCGCGAGCGTGGCCTCCTGCGTCCGAATAGAATTTTTAAGCGCGTCGACTACTCCGGCGGCTGTCTCCGGCAGGTTGCGAAGCAAAAAGGGCGCAGACACGCGGTCATACCATTCGCCCCAAGTCGCAGGGCTGTCCGTCACGTTCGGTTGCCCAGGGCCGACCTCAGCATCTCCCTCGACATAGCTGTACGGCCCGACCGGCACGCCGCCGTCATCGAGCGCATAAGCAGGGTCATCGAGCAGATACCTAACCTTGCCCATTTTGAGTCTGGCCCTAGCGTGTCTGTTTGTACTTGACACTGAAGGTCGTAACGTGTAGATTGTCCATGTAGCCGTATTCGTCGCCTGAGGGAACCATGTACTCACCCGCTGAGAAGATCGCCACCATCTATCAGTCCTTCGTTCATCGTGGCATCGCGACGGGCGTCTTCGGCTCTGCATTTGAGTTGCGTGACAGTTTTCAATTGACAGTAGGTGTTGCGGTTGTAGATGGCCCTCGCGTCACCGTCTCGCGGCTCGGAAATCTCTGGGTCGTCAAGAGCGGTGACGTCGAGGGTCTCGACTACGATCTCGAACACGCTGCGCGCCTCGCGCTCGGCCTCGCAACTTCAACCTACAGCCCGCAATCGCGCTTCAACTGACCGTGAGCAGACACACGTTCCTTGAGCTGGTGAGCAATGATGCCAGCAATACAACCGGCTGGCATATTCACCCTGACGGATCATGGGTCGAGCTTGTTGTTCGCAGGGGTTATGCCGCTGCGCTCTGGTCGCTTTACCGCCGAACCGGGCGAGACGCAGCCTTCCACGTCCTGAAGGCACCGCCCCAGCTCGACGAAGCTAAGGCGAGGCGATGAGCTAGTTGCCCTGCTTCATCATGCGCAGCTTATCGAACCATACATCTCGGATGTTGGGTTCTGAAGAATTGACCATGCCGGGCATGCCTGCAGCAACGCCGCCAGCCATCGCGCCCGGCAGGCCACCAAATGATCCGCCGCCAATTGTCCCTGGAACAACGAGGCCCATGCTGAGTAGATACTGCAGCATGCGCTCACCTTGCATCGTCGGGCTTTCGTCGACACCGCCGCCCTGCGTGCCCTCCATGGCCGGCGTGAAGGGTCCGGCGTTCGCCATGCTGCCCATTCCAGGCGCAACGCTCACGCGGGGCTGTGGAGTGCCGTTCTGAGCGCCCTCCATCCCTGCGGGGAAGTCGCTGACCGACGAGAACGGGGCGTCAGGCCCGCTCATCCGCGACGTGCGACCGTAGGCGGCTGCGGGGATATTGCGACGCTGCGCGTCCATCGTTACCTCCTTGCGAGTGCGGTTCCAGTGGGCTTCTGCTGCTGACTGATCGACTGCAGCTCGAGAATTCTCCGCATGGCCTCATGGCGCGACATGCGCGACGGCTGGTCGCTACCGTCAGCGCCACCCTGGGCCTTGTCGTCCTTCAGGATGCCGAGGTTCTTTGCGAGCGCTCGAGCCGTTGAGGCGTCGCTCTGAGCATGTCTCCATACGAGCCGACGAACGCTCGCCTTGTGGAGCTGTCGGCCGTCCTGCCATGCCTCTGAGGCTTCGGGATTGTTTGCGAGGAAGCGCTTGAACGTCGCCGGGGCAACGCCCAGCAATGCTGCGGCCTCATTCTGCGTGTGACGCATGCCGGCGAGCATTGTGACGTAGTCGAGAATCGGAATGCCGTTGATGTTGTCGCCCAGCTCGAGCTTATTCTGCCGAGGCTTGTACCGGAACATCTTCGGAAATTTGTCGTCTGACATCGCTGCCTTCCCCATGGAGAACAACAACATCAGTTGATTTCGGGTATGCGTATTCGCCGGGGTTGTCCATGCTGTAGCCAGCGAAGGGTCCGCCGTAGATGCAGCGACCCGCTTCCGGGCCGGTGACGAAGCGCTGGCAACGCTTGCAGCACATGCAAGAGCATGGCTCAGTTGCGAGCCTGTCGTCAGTCTTGGGCTTCGTCATTGGCCTGCTTCAGCTTTCCAGCGATATGGCTGAACGCGCCCCGCCAGCCATCCTTGAAGTGGAAGGCGCCGCCCTTGTGGAACTGACCGCCACAGACTGCGCACGTTGGGCGCTCGCCGGCCTGCGGCTCTGCCTGCTTCCAATCGGTGAGGGCGCTCGGGTCGAATTTTTCGGTCGGCTTCACGTCGCGAGCGAATGTGAAAATCGGATGCCCCTGCTCGCAAGTGACGATCTCACCTTTGCGGGCATAGAAGACCTCTTTCGAGGGAGGCGGGACTGTGCGCGGATGTTTGTCGAAGTCTCTCACGCTGCTATCTCCCGCTTCAGTCGCGCAGCTATCGCCGGGTGACAATACATTCGACGGCCAACGACCAGGACGTCATCCCTGGGCGTGCTCGTGATCTTGCAGCAGCCGAGGATGCCGCGCTTCAGCCATCGCCGCTTAGCTCGAGACTGCGAGCGACAGCCCGACCAGTCATATTCGGTGTTGACCATCGTGAGCGTCGGGATGATGTCGAAGCCCAAAAGATTCGTCGTCATTAGGAGGCTCACTAGACCACCCCATGCATCGCGGCGAACGCAAGAGCCAGCGCTGCGGCAGCAGCCAGAAAGAGCGTGACGAGCATCCAGTCGATCTTTCTCATGCGGCAAGGTCCCTCAGGTCACGGAAGCAGCGGAACACCGGCAGGAGAGGCGCACCTTTCGGGCCGCGACGCTGATACTTGAACGTGACCATCTGACCGAGATGAGCTTCGCGATTGAGCCAGATCGAGCGACGCTGTTCGGCATCGAAGCCGGTGCCGATCTCAAACTCCGTGCCGCCGTCCCAACGCATCACGAGCGCGCCGAGGGTGTCGGCCGGCACGAGACCAGCCTTCGCGCTCGAGCGCTTCGCATAGCCGCGCTCATCGACGGTTTTCTCATTCGTGTTCGTCATCTTCTCAATGAAGCCGATCACCTCGGCCTCGGAATCGACGAACCGCTTCATCTTGAGGAGGATGCCTTCCTTCGCGGTCGACCGGCCGAACTTGTAGGCCGATTGCGGATCGCGAAGGATCGCGCCCTCCCAGCCAGCCGTCACGAGACCGTCCTCGTAGGCCATCAGCTCGTCAAGGTCATAGATGAGCTTGCAGCCCACAACGCTGCCCTCGCTCAGCTTGGCATGGCGACGGGCATAGCTTGCCATCGGCAGCTCGAGGTGATCGAACGTGTGGAAAATGAAGGACGGCTCACCGGCCTTGCTCATCACTCTCGATTGCACGGTATTCAGCTCGTCAATTTCGCCGTCCGTGTAGGTGATGATCTCGCCGTCGTGCCAATGATACTTCTCGTGCTCGAGAATGCCCCGAATGTGGTCATTCGGGATCGGCTTCAGCGTGCGCGTCACCGGACCAAGTTCCGGCAACACTGTGCAGCGAATGCCGTCGAACTTCGGCTGAGCAACCAGCGGAAAACGGAGCTTCTCAAGATCAGCCTTCTCGGCGAGCATCGGCTTAAAATTTTTCATCACTCAGCAGCCTCAAGCGGTTGAGCCACAGCGCGAGCAACCCGAACCATCATGCGACGGCGCTCGGGAGTGGCATCGACGAAGAGACGCGTCAGAGCTGCGCCGTCCTTCGATTGCAGCAACTCGGCGGTTTCGTTTGTCTCGCCCGAGGTCTCCGGCTGATCGATGTCAGCGAAGAAATCAGCGATGCCGACGTTGAAGACCGCAGCAAGCTCGAAAAGCCGGCTCGCGCTGATGCGATTGATGCCCTTCTCGTATTTCTGGATTTGCTGGAAGGTCAGCCCGACGCGCTCGGCGAGCTTCTCCTGGCTGACATTGTTGAGCGCTCGGAAGTACCGAAGGCGCTCACCGAGCTTGCGATCAACGTCGCTCACAGCGCGCGAATTCACGTCCATAACAACACCCTCTCTATTTGAATTCGATGACCGGGAACTCACTCACTCGGTGCTTCCACACCATGTAGAATTCGCTGCCAAGGCCTGACTTGGTCACCCCGCTGTAGAAATTCGCGCTCTCCGGAGACCAGTAGACGTTGCTCGGGATCGGCTCGACGATCTCATAGCTCTTCATGAAAACGTCGTTCTTGCAGGGATAGAATTCGCCGTTGACGCCCTTGATGATCCAGTCGCCCGGATCGCCGCGCATCGTTCCCTCGAGCGTCGCAATCGACACGCCGCCGTCATAGTCGCTATAGATCGTGTCCTTGGGAGCGGAATCGAGAAACGCGATCAACTCCTCGCTCGCATCCTCATCAATGGGCGGTAGACGCATCGCCTCGACGACAACAGGTTTCTTGCGAAACTTCATTTGCAGTACGTGCTCCTGAGCTTCGGAATCGCATCGAGCACGATCTCGATGGTGGTGCGCGGCAGCTTCGTGATGTCCTGCAGGAGGATGACGATAGCCTTCCGATTGAGGCCGCTCCTGTCGAGCTTCTGCACAGCCTCGCCGAGAGCTACGATTGCCTCGGCGAGCACCGCCTTCTCGACTGGCGGATCGGACTGCGTGACCTTCACGTTCTTGCTCATGCGCTAGCGATCTCCTCGCGATGCAATTTGTCCACTTTGGAAGCCATCATGTGTGCGAGCGCAGCGCGGCCAATAAACTCGGCATAAGCGGGTGGAATAGCTTCCCTGAGCTTGTCGCGAGGCATCCACGAAATGCCCATCGCCTCTCGGGCCTTGCTGACGCCGGAGAAGTTGCCAACAACGTGAATGAATTCCCCGTCGCGGACAGGGCGACCCATTTTTGTAACTGGAGCTGCGTGCTCTGGGTGATTGGGGGGGGTTATCGGGAATGAGCATTCAAACAGGCGATGCCTGTAAGTCTTCAAGCCGAACATCGCACCGCATAGCTCAATGGGATCAACCAGCGGCGCACCTGGAACATTTTCGATGCACCAAAGCGCCCCAGACTTTTTTAGGAGGGCGCGTGTGGGGTCGACGAGATCGGGATGCTCGTTATTCTGAATGCGCTGACACAGCGTGTACGCTTGGCAGGGCGGGCTTGCCCATACAAAGTCAAACTTAGCGAAATCAATCGCCATGGCATCGGCCCTGATGAACGGAAACGGATAGTGAGGCTGCGACTCGATGTCGACGCCAATCACATCAAAGCCAGCGCGATGTAGCCCCTCAGAGGCTCCACCTGCGCAGCAAAACAAATCGAGAGCCTTCGGCCTAACTAAGCTCACAACTTCCCTTTCTCGAATTGGTCGATCAGGTCCTCGGCGAGGCGCTGCCGATAGAATTCGTCCGTGTACTGCGTCCAGTAGCGCCGTCGATGTTCGACGAGCCAAATCTCGAGCTTGATGCGCCGCCGAACATGCGCGGCGACCAACTCCCGATCCTGCTGAACGCTGTCCTGCATCAGACCCGCTCCCGTTGTGTCTGTTTATACTTGACTCGCAGAGCGTGGGCAAGTTGTCAATTATTAACAGACACGCTTTGCACAAAAAGACTGTCAACGGCCTCCTGATACCCAGCTTGAGGCGCCACGTTCGGCGGGATAGTGACGAACCGGGCTCGGCCGAGATGCACATTGACCTCTTTCTCATAATCCCGCTCACTGTCGACACGAGGGTCTTTGATCCGATGGATGATGCGCTCCGTCTTATCCGGCGTGAGCATCTCGATGATTGCAGCGAGATGCTTTTCGGCCTCCTCTTTCGACAGGTCCGAGAAGACGTGGACATTGATCGAGCGCACGCCATGCTCGCCGTGAGTGATGGTGAACTGCGCGAAAGTGTTCATGCTGCCTCCTTCGCCTTCAGCTCCTTCAGCGCATCGAACACCCAGGTGCCAACTGTTTTCTCTGCCCCGACAGCGCCCCTTGGCGGGTGCTCGCCGTGAAGCACAATGTCTTTCCGACCGCCGAATGCCTCGATGATGATCCTGGGCACCTTCTGCTCGAGCACCCAGCCCATGACCCTATGCTTCAGGAAGTCACCGATCTTGGCAGCGGCGGCGCAGTGAGCCTTGTCGCGTCCATATGTCGTGACGTGCTCACCTTCGCCGACAGCTCGGCCGATGATGATCACCTGATCGTATCCGTACTTGTGGGCGATCTCCTTCGCCGCGCTAATCGGGATGCGTTTCATTTGAAAATCACCTTCTTTCTCGTCTGATCGTAGAGCGCCCACATCTCACAGCATGGGCAGCCCTCAGCCTTTGCTGAACAGCGCTTGCCGAAATTCTCCGTGACGAACTGGCGAAACGACTTCACGAATTTGGCGGCCTCAGCGTCATAGGCGTCAGCCGGATCAGCATCCGCCTTACGCCGCCTCATCGACAT